CGCCTCCCAGAGCCTTTCTTAGGAGCTTGCAGGAGCGATTGACGATCAGCCCAGGCTTACCCATTACCAGCCTCTGCATGGGGCTTGCAGCGGCCTCTCGTCTGACCTTGAAGTCGTTGCTGGCAGTGGGTTGCGCCTTCAGTCCCAGGGTGCGCAGGAAGTCAAAGGAGGTCACCTCATAGATCGCGTCTCTCGCCATACCGGCTGGGTCACCCCAGAGCATGACTTGGTGGTTGGGGTATCGCTGGTTGAGCTCTGCTAGCAGCTGCAGACCGAACCGCTCGAGGCCCATGTCGAAGGTCACGATCTCGTGGTGGATCAGCCAGCGTCCGTTGGGCAGTCTCTGGCCGATGGTGGCTGCAGGAGTGAGACCAAAGTCGAGGCCCACCTGGATGGGTACGCCAGGCTCGACCTCAGTCTCACCGCTCATGGTGGCGTCGTCGTACTCTGGCCAGACGGGTCTACCTTCCTGGACGTAGGTGTACTGTCCCGCGGCATAGCACCGGATCCAGTCCAGGTTCTTGCCCGGCAGCATCTGGTGGTAGTAGCCGGCAGGCAGGTTGTTGATGTTCTCTGCTGCAGGGTTGGTCTTCCACCACTTGCCGGCTGCCAGGATATGGTCGTTGGCCTCGGGGTTGTCCGGCAGGTCGTCTGCTGGCACTTCAATCACACCGCCTGGTTGCTTCCAGAACTTCCATCCTCGGGGCTTTTCCTTCTCGGCCATGTTGTGCCACCAGTGGTCGTCATCCATCGGGTTGGTATCCATCCAGATGCCGTGCCAGGTGGCCCCGCCATCACGCTTGGTGGGATACCTGCCCACCCGGTGCGTGAGACCGTCTATTACCGCTTTGGGGAGCTCACGGGCCTCGTTGACCCATGCGCCTGTCAGTTCAAGTGAGAGCAGCTTTCTGACGTCCTTGGGCTGGTCGAGCGCCAGAAAGATGACCTCGCAGTCGATGCCGGCAGCATCACCGCGGGCGGGCAGCCGAATGTGATGGGTGATGGGTGGCGTCCAGAGCATGTTGCCGAACGTGCTCTCTGGGAACAGATCCAGCCAGGTCTTGATGGTCGTGGTCTTCAGCATGGGGTAGCTGTTCCTGACCACGGCCCAGCGCGAGTACCGGATGTTGTCGATGGGGGAGGGCTTTTGCTTGACCGCCTGGATGAAGATCTTGGCCGCGCAGGCGTAGCTCTTCCCGCTGCCCACCGGCCCCATGACACCGGCCACGAACTGCCGGGACTGGATGAAGTCGTAGACCACCGGGCTCTCGCTGAAGTCCAGCTTCAGTCCGGTGACGCCGACCTGCTTGGCGCTCTGTTCTTTAGTACGCATTCTTGTCCTTCAGCTTTGCCTCGATGTCGCGGGCAAGATCCACGGCCTGGTCACGGTAGAGCATCGGCAGGCTGCCACGGATCTCTGTGTGGTCATCCACGATCTCGAGTATCTCCTGCGTCGTCAGTCCAAGCCATTGGCGCGAATGCTCGATGGCAGCGCGGAGAGCGGTTGCCGCCCGTAGTTGAATATCCGGGCTATCGGAATCCAACGCCTCCAGCGCCTGCTTCATTGCTTCGATGCTCATATTTCACCTAGTGCTTTAGCGATGGCTGCTCTGGCTGCCACTACTACATCATCCGGCGCAAGCGTCTGCCAACCGAGCATGTCTTCCAGCGCCTCCAGAAGATCAGGCGCGGCTGCGGCGAGAGTCCAGTCCTCCTGCGTAACCGGGCCTTGCAGATCCCAATCACCACCACCAACGTAGACCATCTTCCACGGCCCCGGCGTATACCTCATCTCTCACCCCCAGATACCTTCAGTGTCTCAGCAGCATATTTGAAGTAGTTGTGGATCCCGCCAGCCCCGTTGTGCAGCGTCTCCAGTATCAGGATGCTTCGCTCACGCTCGTCCTTTACCGCCTCCCGCACCCTGACGCACGCAGGGCGAGGGCACTCAGCGTGGCAGGTGTGGATACCGTCGCTCTCCATGCGCTCACGCTCGGCAGCTGCAGCACGCTCTGCAAAGCGCATCAGAAAGGCCAGATCCTTCTCGGGCGTCTCCGACAGCTCCCAGAACGCTCCGGCATCCAGCGCCATCCGTAAGACCTCGTCCTTGCTCATTCCCGCTCCTTGAAGTCTCCGCATCTCTTCTTCCACCCGTACATCCCTGTATGCGCCTGGTGCATCGTGATGGGCTTGTAGAACCGAGGCTTGTGTCCCAGCCTGCACATGTCCTTCACTTCCCAATACACCTCATGCTTGAAATGCTTGCAGTCATGGCACCAAACCGTCTTCATCTCTCCAGCCTCCCATTCGGGTCACCATCATTCTCAACCTGCAGCATCTCTGCCGGAACCTCGTAGGTCGACCACCGGTGCCCACACTCCACGCAATCCCTGAGACGCCACTTCCACCCATACCGGGTGTCCCTGCGGCTTTCCTTCACCTGCGACTTCCAGCTGCCGCACTCCACACACACACTCATCCCTCCCCCCTGGGTGCCACCACGTTCACGTCAATCACCGAGGGCTTCTCATCGTCTTCAGGCCTGTCCAAGAGCCCCGATGCCTTGGCCAGCAGCCTGAGCACCTGAACCTTGTCGAAGAGCTCAATCTCAAGCGTCTGCTGCCCGTCCTTGCCCTTCGTCACCCTCACGTTCTTGATCGCCTGCAGCGCATGCTCCGGGATCCTGCCCGCCCCCTTAAACCTCACCGTGCCGTCATCATCCCAATCCATGATGTCCGTGATCTTCGTCTTCGCCATGCACAGCAACAGATACGCCACCGCCTCCCGGTTCTCAACGATCGTGGCTGACCTCTCGAGCCTGCGCTGTACCGACCGAATCCCTCCCCACCCATCCAGACTCGGTATCGTCGCGCTGAACTTCTGCTTACCCGTAGGCATACCAACACTCCTCAAAACGGGATCTCTTCGTCCTGCTGACCCTGGTACCCATTGCTCTTGGCCTGCTCATGCTGAGACTGCTGCACCCGATCCCCCAGCGCCAGGCTGATCCACTTCTCCCCAGCACTCGTCTCCTTCGTCCAACCACTCACCCAGTACACACTCCCGTCCGGCAGCATCAACCGGCCCTTCAGATTCGGATGCTTGTCCGTCGTCTTCTTCTCATTGCGGAACAGACTGCCCTGTCCAGGTCTCATCTCGTATGCCATCGTCACTGCTCCTTGTGAAAGAAAAGTTGGGGAAAATTTTGGGGAGGCCCCCACTCGCTACCGGTGAGGGGGAGGGGGCAAGGGTATACGCGTGACGCGGCCGCATGACGCGCCCCACGCGCACGCCTAGCCGTATGACACCGGGCCTCGCCTCCCGCCAGCACCCGACACGGCCCTGCCTGTCCAATTCCCATACGTTCGTTTGAGTTTTGTACGGAGCCCATAGAAAGGCCTACAACGCGCTGAAAGGGTGCCGGGCTATGTCCGGTCATCCTGCACCCCGGTCGTGCGCTGTAGGCGATCCTGGCGCGTTCTGGGCGGTGTCATACACGCCGTCGACGATGCGGTCGGCGTTCAGGTTGATGACCGACTCGAGCAGCGAGGCCAGGCGAGGCGGCGGCAGACCCTCGGCCTTGTGCCGGTCGAGCACCTCGTCGATCAACGCGCCGATCCGATCAACGTGAACATATTGATCGACAACTTGCATCAAACCTTCACACTCCTTGTCTACCTGATACCCCCTAGTCTTTAGACTGATTGCACAACCCTTGAGTTGTACCTGTTCAGCCTCTTTGCATTGCGCACTCTTAAGTGCATTTTGAGAGCCCTTCTTGAGGCCTTGTCGGATGCGCTTGGTTGCGATGGTTTCGCCGTTTGCTGGCATGGTGTAGCTCCTGGTTGGTGTTGCGCCGGTGACTGGCTTGATGGCCCCTGCGAGCATCTTGGCGATGAGTTCGCGTTGCTTGGCCGGTGGGATTGACTGCATCTCTTGCTCCGCTTTGACGATGAAGGGTGGACGGCAGTCCTCGTGCGTGCTGGCGATCGAGATCGCGTCCTGGGTGTTGATCGACGGGTCGTAGATGATCCGCACGGTGTCGGCTGAGACGCCCTTCCAGCCCTTGCGGATGACCTGGACGTATCCGGCCTTCTTCAGCTGCTGCATGTGCCGGCTGATGACCTGCTCGCGCTGGCCGGTCATGCTGGCGATCCGCTTCTGGCTGACCCATGTGATGCCAGCCCTGTTGCACCAGGTCGCCAGCTTGCCCAGCGTCCTGATCGCGCCATCGCAGACTCTCCGGTCAAGCAGGGCCGCAACCGGGATCGGTGCGAGCGGCGACCGCCTGCGCTCCGGTTGCTTCTGCTTGATCATCGGTGGCCGCTTGGGCACGCGAACTTCACTCATCAGGATCCTCAACCCAGTCAGCGCCCATGCCCATCGGCATCGGTGCCCACGCGACTACCCTGGTGCGCTCGATCACGCCACCGCTGCCAGCGTCATGCCACTGCCGGGTGTCGCGCTCGTACCACCCGACGAAGGTCTCCTCGGGTCGGACTAGCTCCACCAGCACCGTGCTGTCATCTGCCGGCAGGTGCTGTCTTGCCCTGCGCCACAGAATGAGCTCCTGCATCACTGGTCTGGCCATTGCGCTCCCTCCACAGTCTCAACATCACCGCTCGCAGCTGCTCCGCTGCAAGCTCCCCGCGAACCTTCTGCACCTCGAGCAGGTAGCGTCGCTTCGTCCACCGTTTCGATCTCGGGCCAACACTGTCGGGCAGCCGCATCGCCCAGGTCGCTTCGCAATAGAGCCGGTACTGCTCGCTGTGGCTGCCCACCTGGCGACCGTCCGGCAAAGTCACCAGCTTCGCGTTGTCGTGTACGTTCCCGCAGCCCATGCATGCAAGCGCCGCATAGCCACCGTCTGTTCCTTCCACCGTTCAACATCCTCCACGCGCCGCCCTCGATCGGGTTGCGCTGCTGACAGTTACTGCACCACCGCGGCTCGTCGCTCACTCGAGCACCTCGTGCATGTAGACCTCGACGCCAGGCTCGGTCGAATAGAACTTGCTGACCGTCAGCCTGGCGACCTGCTTGTCGTCGACGTAGGCAATGCCGTTGCAAGCGTCCAGGATGGCCTTGGCGACGTTGTCCAGGTCTGGCTTACCCGGCACCGCATCGCCGTTCAGCGCGGCCAGCTGGCGCTTCACAGTCCAGCTGACAGGCACACCGACCCGGATGTTGATCCGCACCGCCATCGGATGCTCTGACGGCTGCCAGGAGCCCATCGCTGCCTTGCAGGCCTCGGCCACCAGGCGCTCCCATGCCACCGTCCGAGCCGGCGTGTACATGCGCGGCCGCCCGCCGATCGTGCTCACTCGAGGCCGGCCCTTGCCGACCGCCTGGCCATCGACCGTAAAGTAGACCGCCAGGCTCATAGCGGCAGCCTGATGACGTGGCAGGAGTGATGCAGGGAGCTCTCGCGCCGCTCGCCATCGCGCAGCACTACATGCCGGGTGCCGCTGGGCGTGAAAGGCTCCCGCCGCACGAACGTGAAGACCTCCCGCGTGCGCTTCAGGATGAACCGATCACCCGGCTGCAGGTTGCGCACCCGCTTACTGGCTGTTTGGTCACTCATGCTTCGCACCCCCATTGCGATGCCATTGCAGCGGCGATGCCCTCATAGGTCGCGCTGCGGATCTTCCAGCGGTCATCGCTGGGCGGCAGCTTGTTCTGCCCGCTGTCGGTCTGGTTACCCCATCGCGGCTTGCCGTCCACGATGCGCGGCTCGATGAAACTGGTCGGTCGCAGCGGCGGCAGGTTCTTCAGCCACAGACAGGTCGCCTTGCTGGCGTCATGCCCAAAGTGATAGGGCTGGATCGTCTGGTCTGGCTTGCGCCACAGAGTCGACATCACACAGACCGGGTTCTCGATGGCAATGCGCTGGATGTCGGCCTTGGCCAGCATCAGGAAGAAACTGGCGGCAGACTGCTGCCGACCCAGCAGGCGCTTCTGCTCGAAGTGCCTCGAGCCGCTGACCGATAGATGAGTGCAGGGCGGGTGAGCGATCATCAAGTCCCACGGGTAATGCAGGACATCGCGCACGTCGCCTTGGTAGTGCGGGCCCGGAGCCTCGGTGCCCAGCAGGTCGCAACTCATGGCCTCGTGCCCGGCGGCGATGAAAGCATCGCGTACCGTCCCGCTGTACTCGCAAGCGACCAGCACCTTCACCGCCTGCCGCCCAGCATCCGGTCGATCCGATCGCGCACGTCGCTGTACCGCGGCTGCAAGTGCTCCCTTATCAGCGCATCGATC